TATATGAATAGATGCCACCACTCGCAATCGTATCAACTAGAATACCGTTTTCATATATTTGAACTGGTAAACATATATCGCCTATTTGCTCATTGAAATCGTAGTTTTCCATTGGTAGGTTACAGATTCCATCTCTATCTCGCATTGCAAATTGGAATACCATTTGATGCCCTGCAACACCATCACCACCTTTATCAATAAATTTAGTTACCGTACAAGATTGAACTTTACCTATCGTTTGCCACCTTGTAGAACTATTGATAACTTGAAATATATCTCTACATATTTGTAAAGTATCGGATTCAACTTCATTAAGATTTGACCATGAGTCGTACAACTTATCAGCAACATAAATAGTCAACTGTATTTGTGTTTGATTACGCAAGAATGAACCACTAGGATAAAACGCACCCATCAATGGATAGTTTAATTCATTCTCTTTATAAGCCGTTAAGAAGTCACCCCAATAAAAACTACTTAGTTGTAAGTGGTTGCTTTGAATTTCCGCTAGTTCTAATCTTATCTGATTGACGCTTTTTATCATTGTAGAATTTCTCTAATTTTTCTTTAACTGATTTGCTTATCTTCATATAAATCTTATTCGTGTACGAGTTTCTCCAGCATCGGGTGCTATTGATTCAAAGTTACACAAATAATCATTATACGTTGTAAAAAGTGTGCAATTATCTTTAAGATAACCTACTAACTTTTCCCTATAAACTTCAACATCTTTCGACAAAGAGTCTTCTAGTTCGTTTATTTGGCTTTGTGATGCAGGTTGAATATGCTCATCTCTCGCTTGACCAACAACTTTAGATCGTATATCGTAACTTAATGGTTTTACAATTCTATAATCAACACACGCAACCAAGAAATCTAGGATGTAATCGTTTAGTAATGTAGTTTCATTAACTGTTAAATCATTATCTTCAACACCTTGCAATAAACGCTTGAAAAATGTAGTACCCAAAATAGGCAATAACATCGTATCTTGTACACGTCTCAAAGTTGTTGTGATAATATTGTTTTCTACGTTCTTATTTACAAAACCACGTTCTTTAATACTATCTATATCTGTTAAAAATGCTCCCATTATTTTACTGTTAAATTCATTTTCCAAAGATGTCTACAAGATGGCGTGTTTTTATCTGTGTCAGGGTTGTGATACCACCCACCTCTAAAAGTCCAAACGTCACGCCCCATTTTACCACTAATCAAATCTATTTCTTCACGTGTGTATAGCTTATCCATTTGCATCATTGTAGCACAAAAATCTCTTGACTTACCACCTGCAACTAAATCAGGTGCATCAGGTCTTTTTTCGTAAGAATACAACACCTCGAAATCAGCAAGTACAGAACTAGCAGAAACACCTTTGTCAGTTACAGTCCAATCGTTAACATATCCATTCGCTTGTAGTTGAAATAGTCTTTTAGAAATAAACACACCACCTTTACCAATTGCTTTAGATATTGCATCGTAACTTTCTCCTGCCTTAATCATTTGTAAGATATTTCTATCGTCATCTGTTAAGTTCATTTCAAATCTACCTTCAAAGAATGACGCTTTAAACTCATCTTCTTTGGTATCAATATTAAAGTCAATTGATTTTACTATTTGCTTACCACTTCTAGGTACACCACAATTAGCAAACAATTCCATTACGTTTATTTCTGAACTAAAAGCAGCAGGAGTTGCAGTTGGTATAGCATCACCACCATCAATTGCAGGTAAACTTGCAAGTGAACGAATTTCATTTACCGTTAATGAACTAAGAACCTTGTTAGCTACTAATGGACTCATTTGATTCAATGATTGACTTACTGCATTTTTCTCTGAAACGTTTTGTTCTAGTTGTAAAGTATATTCTTTAAACGACAAACCTAAAACTTCTTTGTTTAGTTTCTGATATGCCCAATTTAAACCCTCTGCAATATTATCCTGTCTACTCTTAACATAGTTTTCTTGAAACAACTTGTAAGCGACTATCATTTCTTCTTTACTGCCAAACATAGTTTCAGAAAGTACACCAAACAAAGCAGGTGAAATAACACTATGCGCAATCATAATCTTTTTAACCGTTTCTTTGCCCGTTTCAATGTACCTTTTATCTAGGTCATTGCCGTTCATTTGGTTAATTTCAGGAGCACGGTCTTTACCATCAGCAAAAAGTACAGTTAAACCACCTTGTTTATCTCTATCAGTAGCCTCACCTTTAACTCTTTCAATGATTTTATTCTCTTCTTGTATGCTGTCAGGTACTCCATTAAGCAAAGTTATAACAGTACCACCCTTATATCCATTGATTACCTCCGAATAAGTAAAATAATCCATCTCTATACCTGCCATAATTTGCGTTATTGCACCATTATAGGTAGGAAAAGGATAGTAATTAGCAGTCAAATCCTTAGATTTTTCTAACTTTCTTTGTTTAGGTCGCTCAATAGAATAGAAAATGCACTCGAAATCATCATTCGTTGCGTGGAATATTGACTTATAACGCTTGAAATTTGTCTTTTCAGACTGTTGTGTCTTACTCCAATCGTCTGAATATTCAACATACACACCATTTTTAGTCTGTCTAAGTAGTTCAAAGTCCACTGGTTTAGCATACCAATGGTTTGTAAGTAAATCTCTAGTATAAACAACCGCCCAACCGTTGAATACTTCGTTGTCAATACATACACTATCAACAATTTCTTGGTAGTTGTAAGGACTTTTACCATTACTTAACGCTATTGGGTTAGTCGCTTCAATACCACCCGATGTAATAAACTTTATCTTTTGGTTTAGAATACCACCGTGTATAGGATTGTCATACATTAAACCAACCAAGAACTGACTGTATAGATTATCAGTTCCCCATTTTACCGTACCATTCTTATCAATCTTTTCGACTGGTTGTGGCTGTGATGCTTCTCTAAATATTTGACGAATCATAAATTGGTGTATCTGTTGTTGGTATAAAAGTTGGTGATGTAACCACCGTGTCTATCAATCTCATTTTGCCGAACTCAACTTGAGTACCTCTTGTATAATCGGTATCTGCTATGTCAGGCATTTGATAAACATAATATGTATAGTCGCCTTTAAACTTAAAATCTATATCCGTTGGTAAGATTAAAGTAAATAGGTTAAATCTTTCAATGTTTGCGTTTTCATCTGTTAAGAACTTCAAGTATTCATAAGACTTGTCTTGTTCTAAGATGAAACGAAATAGCCAATTATTTGCTACGTTTGGATTTGCCAACTCTGATAACGTCAACGCTATCTGATTCGATTGTAATTTGTTTAATAGTATCATCTTTAATCTTTCCTAATCTAATTAGTAATTCTTTGTTTTCGGGTGTATTCGGTATCATTCCGAATCCTTTAATAAAGTGATATTCCATAGTTTAAAAATTAAGGGGAGTACGATTTGCACTCCCCTATTTAGATTAAGACAAAGGTGATAACATTGCTAATATAATAGCACTTGATATCTTCATTGCTTTTTGTTTCTCTTTACCTGCAAAGGTTAAAGTAGTTCCGTTCATATCTTCGTAAGCAGTACCAGTTGCACGATCATCTGTAACAACTGCACCGTTCTCTAAGAAGAAAACTTCGTAAGTATCATCATTCAATTTAACCGCTACTGTGTGACGACCTTTTGCAAGTTCCTCAATGTTCACAATCATAGAAGCAGTATTACCATGAAGTACAGCCGTTCCTGACTGCTCACGACCATATCCTGATGTTGCACGTTCACCAACTTTCTTATCATTAAAAGAAGCCGTTTCAATTTCAACATTAAAAGCAAAGCAATATTTACCTGCATCCAATGTCAAAGCCGAAATTTCACCTGCAGCACTTGTTAAAGTAGCTACGTTAGTGGTTGCCCATGCATAGATAGTTGCGATTCCACCGGGAGAATCGCATACCTTACTGTATCCGGTAGTTATCTCGCAGCTCATTATGATACAGCTAATTGTAATCTTGTAAAGTACTGACCCCAAACAATTGACGTACCTAATCTAAAACTAGCTTCAGCTTTCAACTTGTCGTTATAAGCGTCATACTTAATTTCATAAGACATATCTTCTAATGAATCAACACCTAAGAAAGTCAACGCTAAAGGCAATGCCCAAACATCGTTAGTTCCGTTCAATTCAGGAAGTGTAGTAATTTTGATATTAGTCAAAGGCAAAACAAATTCCATTGAAGTTCCAACCTCTGCAGGAATAGCAACTTGAGAATAAGGATTTGCATTGTTCCAATCTTCAAGAACCAATAACGCTTTATCTCTACCCATGAAGATATCAATTGTGTAACCGTTATCAAACAATTCAGATGGAATAGCTTTGAATAAACCGTAAACAATAGCATAAGCATTAGCAGCAGTAATAGAAGCCTCTGCACTCATGTAATCAACTACAGATGTATTGTTGTTAATTCTGTAACGAAGTCCGTTCATTAAAGACAATTCAGCATCTAATGAAGTAGTATCACCAAGAATAACCAAACGTTGTGCTTTACGTTGCAAGTTCTTTAAAAGGTAAGCCATTAAGATATCTTCAAGTGGAGCAGGAAGTTGTCCTTCTTGACGCTTCAAACCTAAAGCATTCAATACTTGAGTCATCTTTGTATTCAAATCCTCATTACAGAACTCAATACCCATGTATAAAGGAACTGTTACAAGATTCTCTTTTGTAAAGATAACAGAACCATCAGGGGATGGAGTACAAGCAACCTTAGCTTGAAGAGTTACATCAGCATTAAGCAATGCAATCTCTAACGTTCCTTTAACATTCTCTTCTAAAGTCAAACGACCTAAGAAATTACTGTTTTCAATAACGTCAGTAATAACGTTTGGCATTGTGTTGTCAGTCCATGCTGGTAACCCAGTCACATCGTAATCAAACTTTTCTTTTAGGGACTTCCCTAGTCTTCCGATTTGCATAATTTTATTTTTTTGCGTTTTTTACCATTTCTGCAATGGTTACTTTTTTACTTGGCTCATCTGTCTTTTTTGGATTAGCACCGAATTTATCAGCCATTTTGAATGATTCGATTTCCAATTTCATTTTTGCATTTTCTTCTGTTAAAGAAGTGTTAACCGCTTCAATTGAAACGAATCTATCGTTAACCTCTGACATCATAGAACGCATAGCATCTGCTACATCTTCTTTAGTTACATCGGATTCCGAACCTTTCATTTCAACATCAGTTACAGTTACTACTAACCCTGCAGCATCTAATGTTACAACTTTAATACTACCATCTTCTAATGTAAGTTGGTGTTCTCCTTGAGGTGCTGGTAATTGCTCACCATCAATCTCTACAAAGCATGGTGTGCCTTCCGTTAATTCACCGTCAAAAGTAACAACAACCCCATCCGCAGTCGTAGCACTAGTGAATTTTTCAGCTTTAGGAGTTTCTTTCTTGAAGATATCCCAAATGCTCTTTGTTTGTTTATTCATCTGTATATTTGTTTTTATTTTTACTTCTTTTTTGTCAAAGATTCCTTCAACACTAAAACCGTTAAACGTTCCATCCTTTGCTGATTGCCAAAGTTTGTCATCTTCTATGTAATACGATCCAATTAAAGAACCATCTTGCAATTGTTGACTAGCAAATACGTCAGGAATGTTAGGTTTTTTAGGGTCTGAATTTGAAACGATATATCTTTCAGTCATATATGCACCCTTTGTAACTTGACTAGGGTCATGCATAAGATTAAGATTACTCCAATATCCTGCTTTTGCTGCTTTCTTATTTATTAAGTCAACTGTTGGGGCATCAAAAAATACATAGTGTTCTCCTAATTCTGCTGATTTTCTATATATTTGAGTACCTACTGAAATTAAGACACCCGTAACAATTCTTTTCTCTTCATTGAATTGTAGGCGTTGGTCTTTCCCAAATGCAATGAATCCTTTTAGATGTGCAGGAACGTCAACAAAGGCATTGAAATCAATACCTGTATCATCATCCTCATTAACTACTATTCTGTAATACTTCATCATTCTATTTATTAGAGTTAAAACTTTAAAAACGTTGTACTTTTTATTCTACTGTTGCTATATTTTGTGCTTTCTTACTATCCAATTGCTTAGATGTAATCTCACTATCAACAACAAAAATCTTTGTACTTTTCGGTGTATTGCTTTCTGTTCCACTTCCTGCAAGTCCTGCTGTTCCTGTTAATGTAGGCTCTGCAACTGCAGGTGATGGAATAGATGGAGGTGCAACACTGGTATTGCCACCACCGCCACCTTCGAACTTAGCAGCAGCAATTTTAGCAATATTAGCAGCAGCCGCAATTCCAACAAATGCAAGTGAAGCAATACCAGCAGGGTTAGGTATAGGACCAATAGCAACAGGTGAACTAGCAAGTGAAGCCATTATACCTTTTGCAGCATCAATCACAGCACCACCTAACTGCATTGCTTTATTAATTTTAAATTGTTTCTTAGCGTTTTCTAATTCAGCTTTCGACCCTTTCTCTAAGTTCTTATTTTTGTGCGCAAAGATAGCATCTGACAATCCTTGTATTGCATTCATTCCTTGTTCTGCAATTTTAATACCTGTATTGATACTATCTGTTTGTGTTTGCTTTTGTTGTTCTGCAGTTTGCTTATCTAAATCTACAATCTTTGCTTTATACTCTTCTTGTATCTTAAACTTTTCACCTTCTGTAAGTTCTGTATTTGCTAGTTCTTGTTCTAGTTCTAATGCCCAAAGTTCTTTTTGTAAAACGTTTTTCATTTCAGCATCTTCACGCATCATAATCATTTCACCCTCAATCCATGCTTTCTTTTCATTCATTTGAGCATCAAACGCTATTTTCTTATCTTCAATAGCTTTTGCATCAGCTTCTTTATCGGCTAGTGCAAGCTCATTGTTTAATGCTGTAATCTCTTGTGCTTGGTTTATTCGAAGTTGTTTAATTAACTCCGTATCTTTGCCAAACTTCGCAATCAACTCCTCCTCTTCACGTTTGTGAGTCTCTTGCATTAACATTAATTTCTGTAGGCTCTCATCTTCAATTGAAGCAATAGTGTAATCAGTCATTAACCTAAGACGCTCTTTTCTTAAGGCATCTGCATCCGCTTCATTTTTACCTGAATCATCTATATGTTTTTTTACGCTACTTGTTTTCTTTTTATTATTTTCTTCAATCTCTCTTGTATGATTTGCTTCTAATAATAATAATTCTTGCTTGACTGCTCTCATTTCTGCGACCTGTTCTTTATTCTTAACGGATGAGAATTTCAACATATTTAATCTAAATTCAAGATTTGATTGTTCTTTTTTAAATAGCAAATCATCTGATACACCCCTAGCTTTCATTAATGCTAATTCATTATCTGATTTTTCTTTAAATTTATTATAATCATCATCTAGCATTTTACCGTATGATTCATTTCTTTGCTTTTGTTGTTTCAAAAACTTAGCTTGTTTTTCTGCTGCTTCATCTGTTGCGTCACCAAATGCACCCATAGCATCAGCAAGAGCAATTACACCTGCAATTATAGCAACTATTGGTAAAGCTAACATTGCTAATCTAGCTAACTTCATTGCACCCGTAGTACCACCAACGGCAGCAGCGTAAACAATTTCAGCACCCGTTTGAACTTTAGTAGCTAACGTCTTTGCTTTCATCATTAAGAAAGACTCCTTTTCAAGTGTTGCTCTAATTTGTTCTATACCAGTTAACACAGCTTGAACGGCTTGAAGTTTAACAAATGTCTTTTGCAAATCTTCGCTCTCATCACCTAGCAATGCCATTGTACCTTGCATAACTCCATAACCTGCCGCAACACCACTACCTAATTGTAAAGCAGCCTGCATATTTGCACCATCGTGTGAAGCATTTGTAATAGCGTTCTTTAAATCTCCTAACTCATCAGTAAGTTTGGCAGCGTTTGCAATAGCTTGTGCGCCAACAGGACTATCAGCACCAGCTTGTAAGGCAATGGTTTGATATTCTTTTATTGCTCGTGTACTTTCACGCATTGTCATTGTTCCACTTTCAACACGCTTATTCAAATCATCAAAACGTTTATCAATACTTGAAATGTCTTTAGCAGTATTAGATATTGACTTTAATTCTTTGTCGATATTATCTAGGTCTTTTGCAGTATTACCTGTATTGACTCCAACTTTAAAAATTATTTCTTCTGTCATTATGAAAAATTGTTATATATTCGTAAAAAAATACTATATGAAAAAGTTATTATTAATTATTGCAGTCGGTTTAGTTTCTTGTTCTAAACAAAAATTTGAAAACAAAATACAAGGTGTTTGGACTATGGAAAGTGCAAGACTTGAAAGTATGAACCATTGGGAATATACTCCACATGAAAAATTAACAATCACAAAAGATAGTTTATTGAACGTGTGGAATACATCATATTCAATCGTTGGTAAAACAATTATGTTTAACAACCAAGTTACTAAGATTGATGTTAGAAAAAATACCATGCTTTGGGTTTTTGATAATACTGATTCTTTAAGATTTACTCGTTAATAAAATGTTACTCTAACATAAGACCCTAAAAGTAATAGGCCATTTTGGCTAACACCTACATTATCATCGGTTGCAATAGATAATATAGAACTTGATGCTGCCGAGCATTGTATTTGACCGTTTGTGCAAAACGCATCTATTTTTATATTGCCTGTTAATAGTGTTACAAACCCAGTAATGGTATAACTACCAACACCACTATAAACACTTACACCTGTAATTCCTATATCATTTTGTGTAATAGTTAAAACGGGAGCATTCGTTCCCGTTTGAGTTAATAACGCTTCCCAAACTAATTGTTTTTTTCTACCATTAGCCATCTGTATAACACCACCATTAGAAGTATAAGTTAACCCCGTATCATTATCCAAATACAACTCCCCTTCATAGATATCAGTTGCTATCCAATCACCATTACGATGGTCTGTACTTGCAGGAATTGTTGGAACTCCTGACCCTTGCTTGATTATTATTCTTGCATTTAAATCTTGACACATAATTTATCCTTTTATTATTTGACTACTATAATTCCCGTGACTTAAGCCACCAACAAACACACCAACATCATTACTCGCTGTAGTTGGATTTGTTATCACAACAGAACCCATTGGAGCGGGTTGTATTTTTGTTATTACTTTTCTATTCCTTGCTTTTGCCTTAAGAACTTTTACTAATTCAATCTTTGTACTTAGTTGTGATTCGGGTGCAAATTCAACAACCTCATTCAATCTAAACAATGCACCGTTTATCATTATCAATTTACTGAAGTCTAAGTCTCTAATATCAATCTCATTCCAAAATACATAGGTGTTTACAATTTGCCCACCTTTAGAAGTCATTTCATTAATGAAGTCTTGGTAGTATTCAGAATAACAATTTGTAGTAGTTACAACACTTGCATCATGGAACAATTCATTTGTAAGCATAAATGATAAATCCATTGTAGGACTTGCCCAATTATCAAAGTGGTGAATAGATGGATATGTAGTTAAAACCTCTTGCCCCGTTCCTACCGTATCTCTAAAAGTCCATGAACCCGTTTTACTTCCATTTCTAAAGCATATAATCGGCGCACCATCATTTGGTTTTAATACTCCATTGTCAATCTTAACAAATCTAGGTACATAAATATTTGTTGCAACTTGGTAAGGTATCAATGTTGCCCACGTTAACTCTATCTTGTAGTCACCTTTAGCGTAATAGCTACCTTGTTCTTGTTTTAGATCGTTGTATTCAACTGCCCACTTATCTAAATAGTCTGTAAAATCTGTATGACTTTGTTTTTTAAACGTGAATAGAATGTTTTTATTAAACTGATTGGCACTAGGTGTTACAATCGTATCCTTATCATGGTCAATTAATGCCGTAATATCATTGAATACATTTGTCGCTTGGTAGTAATTAGATAAAGGCTCAATCTTAACTACTGCATTCGTATCTTGTTCTGAGATATAAAGGTTAAATTGTCTAATTGAATT